CGCTCCCAATTCCAGCCAGTATGTGCTTTTAGCACCTTACAGGCTGCAGTTTCAGCCCTACTTCCTTTTGCTTTACTTTTATTTACTGCCATTCTAACCTTGATATCTTTTCTTCTTTGGTAACATTTATCTTATTTAATAAGGGGTGGGACCAACCATGGCTCACTAAGAATGTATTAAGTTCATGCTCTTTTAGCAAGACTTCAATTAATCTTTCTCTACCTTCGTCATCTAGTACCCCTATTACTTCATCTAAAAACAGAACATTAATTCTAGACTTAGATAAAGTACTCATTAATTTTCTAATAGCTAATAATGTTGAAGTATTGACTCGTGCTAGCTCTCCACTACTTAGTGCTAGAATATCAATATTCTTTCCTTCGTCTGAAATAACTACATTAAGTTTATCATTACTAACTACAAACTCTAACCCAAATCTACCATCTGATAGCTCAGCTAAATAACTATTTACCAAATCTTCTAAATCCTTAACTAAGTTTTCAATTTTGTAGGCTACTAATCCATTAGTACTAAAAGCTTTTTTCAAGACTTCTAAATTAGCATAAGTATCATTAACTTTCTTTAGATTTGCCTCTTCCTTTAATAATTTTAACTTGAACTCTTTAACTTGGTTCATTAAGTAGTCTAGTTCAGTATTAAATTTTGTTATTTCGTTATTTTGAGATGATATATCCTTAATCTCAATTTGTTTTTTTGAAATTTTTTGAGTTAGATTATTTATTTTTTCTTCTAAGTCTATCTTATCTTCCGTCTTACTAGGTAAGGTTTTATCTATAAGATTAGATAATTTTTCAAATTTTTCTACAATAGATTGATGATTTTGATACTCTTTTAATTGTTTTTTAAGGTTAGTTACTTCATTCTGTATTTTAGTTTTTCTACTTGAACCTGAGGCTACTATATTTTTTTGTTCCTCTATAAGTTCACTAGTCTTTTCTGCATCGATTTCTTGTAGACAAGTTGGACAAGTATCCCCCAAAGATTCAATTTTCTGAAGAACACTATTGGCCTGAGCAATAATTGTTTTTAAAGAAACAAACTCCATGTTTAAATCTGCTATTCCTTCCGGCTTTTCAACTTCTTTAGTTAGTTCTACTGTATCTAGTTCAGCTAACTGACTTTTATACTGGTTATTAATATTTATCTTATTATTAATTTCTAGTATATTGTCTAACTTTTCCTGTGTTAAAGCTCTTTCAGATATTAAGTCCTCTGGGGCTTCCGGCACAGGCAGAAGTTCTTTCTTAGTAGTACTTTTAATAGGATTTGATGCTATCCACGCCTTAACAGTTTCAATACTGCCTCTAGTTTCTGATACCTCAGCAGCTGCATCTTTGTGCGCTGATTTAAAATTATCAAATAGTTTAAGATACTTATCTAAGTTTAGTAACTCAATTAAAAATTTCTTTCTATTAGTATCTGTCGCAGTTAGGAATTGCAAAGAACTTGTGGTACTTTGATATACTAATTGACTAAAAGTTTTGAAGTCTAGTCCTACGATACTTTGAATAGTTTTAAAAGTATTTGTTGCTGTATGAGAAGATATATCTTCTCCTTCACACTCAAGAACTACTTTTAAACTTGATTTTCTATTTATACTAATCCTATAGTCTTTACCATCTACTTCAAAATCTAAAGATATGCTATAACCTTTATCACTTCTATTTCTATTAACAATTTCGGCTTTCTTAATACCTTTAGAGTTTTTATTAAAAAGAGCCTCTTCGATTAATAAGGGGATAGAACTTTTACCCGTACCATTAGTGCCTACTAACTGTACAATCAAACCCTCTTCTAGATCTAATATGTTATTATCCCCGTAAGAAAAGCAATTAGACCATTTTAATGTTTTAAGTATAATCATGAAACACTCCCAAAACTTCTTTTACTTTTTTCTCATTTAACCCCATAATAAACTGTAAATACTCTGATAGTTCGTCCTCTAGAGTCATATCAGAAGTTAATATCAATGCCGAGTCGTTTTGCCTTTTTATTAGTTTTTTATCTAATAGTTCATTGTCTTTATCAACCTTGACTAACTCAGATACATCACCTTCCAACTCATATATAGTATGATGGTAATTAGTCTTAATCATTTGATCAGGGTGACTAACTGTCTGCCTAATAAGTTGAGGTAGTTTTAATTTCATCCAAGACCAGTCCAGTGTAGTACTATCAAATAATAGTACTCCTGTGTCTACAGGGTTTCTATGAAAAGACGTAGTAACTGGACTACCTGGGTATACTATATTACCCTGTGAATTAGTATGAGAATGTAAATCTCCTGCTATAACTAACTCCCATCTCTCTAATTTTTTCAAGTCAATTTCGGGCTGTACATGTGGAGGAATCTCTCCCCTAACGTGAGTGAATAAAGTCCTTCCTTCAAAATCTTCTGGATTAAATTCCTTTAATTTATTATAAGGAATAAAGTCCATATCTTCTAGCTGATAGTAATCGTCTATAATAGTTACTAAAGGATTAATGGCTTTAGTAACATCTTTAAGATTAGTCAAGAACGAGGTCGTTTTCTTCATAGCCTCGTGATTACCTGGGTATATAATAGTTTCTATACTAATATCCCTAATATATTTAAAGTATAGGCTTAGCTCTTCTAAGGTGGGCATTCTATCAAATAGATCGCCCCCAATAATATGTAAGTCTGCAGTTTGTTCAAGTTTATAAAGTTCTTTGAATAATAACTCGTATCTATTCGTCGCCCACTCACGTGGAACATTTTTTTGACCTAACTTGATATGCCAATCGGCGCTAAACAAAATCTTCATTGTCCATTCCTTTATACGATAAAAAAGCCCCATGTGCTGGGGCTTCTTGCTTTTAAAGAGTTATAGTAGCTCTGCTACTTCTTCTGGTACTTCATTATCTGATGAACCATTTTCTAGGATGCGAGTTTCAATAAACTCTTTTTGTTGATCTGCTGATGGTCTAGCAATTACATCATCAATATTAGGAAGATCTTTAATTGCTTCTAGCTCAGCATCACCTAAGGCTCTAGGCTTACATTTTAGAACTTGTAATGTATATTCTACATTAAAAGGTAGTGGGCCTGTTTTTTGCTTTTTAAATGCTAAATCCCATCCAGTTACTGGGTCTGTTGGGTCGCCTAAATCTTCAGCAGCTACCATGATTGCTTCAAATAACTTTTTCTTTAGGTTTAATACTTTAACTTTGCCGTCATCTGGATCAATACATTGCACTGCATACGCCCAAGAGCATTTCATATCTGGATGGTAGTGGCGAACCCAGTCTTTTTCAATATTTGTAAATTGTTCTTTATCTCTATCGAAACCTAAGCACTCCATTGGTACTCGTTTTCCATCTGCTGTTGTTACCCAATATACATATCTAGGTAGAACGTCACCTACCATGCGAACAACATTGTTTCCTTCTTTATAAGTGTATGCGTCTACTGACGACTTCTTTGCTTTTCCTGTTACGTTTCCAAACTTAATTGCCATTATCTATTTCCTCATAGTAAAATTTTATATTATCTTGATCGTCCAGTCCTAGAAGAGGGTGATCTTCTATTTCTGTCCTTTCTATCTCTGTGTATCTAAGCGGTAGCGTTTTTATTCCCTGCCACTCATAATCTAAGTAATTTCTAAGGCTTGCTAACTCGATATAAGTTATCATATCCTTAAAACTCACTTGAAGTTTGTTCTTAAATAGATCTTTAGGATTTAGTAAAAAACTATCTCCAGTAATGTCTTGTCCATAAAAATGTGCTGAACTTTTTCTCCTTTTAGGCAGTTTAATACCATAGGTATAAATTACCATTATAAGAATTATATTTTTAGGCTTTTTGCTTAATTTAAGCACCTTTTTCCAGTCAAAGAAAATCACTTAAAATCTCCATTTCAGAATATATATTATACTCAACTTTAACCAAAATGTCAAGTATTATTTTTAACTAGCTACCATATCTTTCCGCCTCCCCAGCTCCATACTTGACCCTGGGTTTTAAAGTGCTCTAGAGTAATATAATCTACTCTTAGTAGATCTAAGATACGGTTTTTTAATTCTATATCCGAATCTAAAGCCTTGCGCACTATATCTTGATGAGGGGCTACTCCCATATTTTGGGGGGGTACAGGGTCTTTAAAGTGTATCGGGATAAAGTGCTTTAAATCCTCTGCGTATACTATAATATCTATATTATTATCAAATAAATAAATAGTCTGTAAAACTGAATGAGGTGCGTGGCCCCTGCCTGCGCAGGCATGGGCAACATGATTAGCTAGGTATTTTGCTATATTTATACCTTTAATATACTGGAGTACTTCTTTCTCCTCCCAAAGAATAGGTACTTCTTGTACTCTTATATCATAAGATATAGCATCCACGAACCTAGCATAGGGATCCCTAACTACTGTCCAACGCACCCCTGGGCCCTCTACTCTAAATTTTAATTCGTCCCCGAATTCCTGGTATAAATTAGCCCGAATAGAACTACAAGCGTTCTTATGTATTAATAGGTAGCTTTGCTCTTCTGTTGTAAAAAGTTCTGTATTATGTATCATCTAACCCTCTGTTATTGTTTTAATCTCATAACCTTGTTTTATATATACCCCCATCCTAGACTTCGCCTGCCTTGAAGCAGTATTGCCCTTTAAATGAATGTCTAATATAACAGGTTGCTGTTTACCTTCTAGTTTTCTAATAACCCTACCAATAAGTTGTATCAGTAAAGGCTCATTATTGATTGGAGTACCCAGAATGAGGCAACTAAGCTCATTAACTGAAATACCCTCACTAAAGATGCTTTGCGATCCATACAGGATATCTGCTCTTCCATCTTTAATCTTTTGTAGTTCTTCTTCTCTTTCATTTGCACTCTTTAGCTCTCCTGTAATACATATTGCATTATTTCCGGTGAGGTCGGCGCAGCGTTTTAAAAATTGGACCCTGTCACTTACGACCAGAACCTTGTGCCCCTTTGCGGCGTATACCGAAGCTAGCTGAGCTATGAACTTTTGATAGTTCTGATCATATGCCACTGCATTAACCCTTTTAGCCCAAGGAAGCTTTACGCTATCGGGAAAACGAGTTTCAGACTTTACAACCATAACTCTAGGAGTTATATAGTTTTCTTTAGGTGGTTGATGTACGTCAAATCCAAAGTAATCATTAAAGATAATATGTTTACCATCTTTTCTTTGTAATGTACCACTTAGTCCGATTTTATACCTAGCAGTAGATTTGTCAATAATATTAGCAAATGTAGGTGCACTTACATGGTGCATTTCATCCAAAATCATAGTTCCAAACATTTTTGAAACTTCTTTCATTTTCTTACTCAAAGTCTGTACGTTAGAAACTACAATGATTGGCTCTACATCAAACTTTCCACTCCCTATGACTCCGGGCTTAATGCCTAAGCACTTTTCTATCTCATCTTCCCACTGCTTTCTTAACGCTAAGGTATGAACTACAACTAAAGTCTTCTGTCCTAACTTAGAGGCAATGGCTATCGCTGTAAAAGTCTTACCCCAACTCACAAAAGCGTTAACAATTGCGTTATCTTCAATTAAATTATAAACTTTAGCCTGACTATCCCTCAGGTCAAATTTGAACTCTGGAAAATCGACAGGCACTAAAGTCCTCTTATCAATAATTTCCGAACCTTCAGGTATTAGATCAGTTCTACCTACTGGCACTGTTACTAATTCCTTACTTATTCGACCCATGTTTTTAATTACTGTGGGCGGATCCATTGGATTGTAAGAGGGAATTGTATAAGTCAACTCAGCGTCTAACTCTTGCTGTCGTTT